AGAACATTACGACTGGGATAAGCACCCATATCTACTCGGTATTGTTGTACGATTGGTAAACCATTCAACCCTAAATTATTTATTGAGTTTCCACTCATTACTTCTATATAGCTTGTAAATCCAATTGGTTGGTGTTCAAAAGTATAATTGTTATCGCTATCTTCTCTAAATACAAAGTTCATAACAATGTTATTCCATGTAGAATTTAGATATACTTGCAAATAATTACCAGATGTAATTCTCAACGAGCCAGTACCCAAGTTAGAGCTTGAGTAGCCAATTTTAATATTAGTTAAAGTCTTGTTAGAAACATAAGTAGGCGAGAAACCGATATTATCACCTTCGCTAGGTAAATAGCCCATATTAGGCGTAGCTGACTCTGGTATTAGCTTAAATGGAACTTTCTCCCAAACAGTGCCATTAGCAATAAACATTTCTAAAGTATCACTAGCAAAGCCAGCATTACCTGCTGTAGGTGTTGTGGCTAGTATGTTAGCTTTAGTGTCTACTAAGTAAGAGGACTCACCACTAGCTGGCAGTAACTGTAGTTTCTTATTATGTACTGGGTTATATACTATTTTGCTCATTGTTCTACCGCCTCACTTACTCCAGATAAAACTCTGGATGTGTAACTTAATGTTGTTCTATAAGTCGTACCATCTATTGTTTCGTCTACATACTGTAAGTCTCCATTAGCATCATAGGAAAGAGCTGTTGAGCCATTGTTCTTACTGTCGTCTGTTGGGGCTGTTTCTTTTGTTTCAGATACAGTTCTTATAGCAGTCTCATCACTGCTGTTTAATACGAACTTATCTGTTTCTCTTTGATTGGTTACTTTGGCGAGAGCCATTTTACATTCCTCCTGTCATCTGAGGTTGCTCTGACTGACCTCCCATGTGAGCACCTAATTCCCCCTGAATATGGTCTGCAAACATCTGTTTAACTTCATCTGGTAAGCTTCTAAACATATCTGATTTAGTAAAGTCTATGTGTGCCTGAGTGTGAGTTATATCTGCACCTTCTGTAGGTGGTAAAGCCTCTCCCTGAGCCATAGCCATGTTTTCTTTATCTGCCATTCCTTGCATGTCTGGTCCCTGTGGCTGTTGACCTCCCTGACCCTCACCTTGAGCATGTCCTGCAATAGCTAAGTCCATCTGGCCTTGTTCCATTCTCTGATCTCTAGCTTTTTGTGATAGTTCTTCTACATTTGGGAATTCGAATTGTCTTAGAATCTCATCTGCTGGAAGTACTCCCATCTCACCTAGCTTCATCATGGTCTCTCTCTTAGCTTCTAGAGTGTGTCCTAGCCAGGAACCTATCTTTACTATTATCTCGTTATCTCCTGTTATTATAGTCGCACCCTCTGGTCTTTGTTCAGAACCTTCTCCTATGACCTTCATAAACTCCTCTCCCTCTTCGGGCTCTGCTATCTTGATTATTCTAGAGACTTGGTATTTCTCTGCTATTATTTCTATCATTCTATTAAAAACTACTGATAAGAAAGACTCTAAAGACTGTGTAAGCCCTGTTAAGTTGTTTGCATCCGCTGCTTGTATAGCCTCTAAGGTGTTTCCTGATCTAGCCCCTGTAGGCATTCTACCAAGTGCTGCGTCATGTGCTCCTAAAATGTCTTCTATATAACTGTTTAATTCGTTAGTTACTGAATCGTATCCAGAAGGTAGTGGGTTCATCGTCATCTGTTGGAATGTTCTTCCTTTGTTTATTTCTAAAATCTCTCCCATTTCGTTTGATGTAACACCAGCTCCGTGTCCTTTTTCGGCAATAATTCTAAAGACTAGGGCCTGATTCATATACATTATCTTCTGAGAGATACCTCTATCTATGGCCTTGTTTAAAGGAATTGCGTCTGTTACCCAAGCTCTTTGATACACCTTTAAAGGATTCATTTCAATCTGGTAAAAGTAAATTGGGTATTCTGTATTCTTGGTGTCTTCTTCTATTAAAATCTCGCTTCCGCAATATGTGAATAACTTAGTGTTTCCACCCTCTTCGTTCTTCTCGTCATCCCATAAATGGAACTCTTTGACTGTAGCTGTCTGAATGGCTTTGTCATTCTCAGAGCCCATCTCTTTTTTCAAAATCTTAGCTTTTAATCTGGATGTTGCTAACTCTTCGTCAGACTTAACATTCTTTCTTGCCTTCTCATTGTAGCGGTCGTCTGATTTAATCTCATCTAGAGACTTAACTAGAGTCTTAGCTACGAATCTTCCAACAAGTCTACCAGCATATAGGTAGGATCTTTTATCAAAGTAGATATCGAATGGGTCGTGGATTCTCACTCTAACCTCACCAATACCACCATCTGCATTCTCATCCCAGTCTACCTCTACACATCCTACTGAGTCTGATAATCCTGTGTTAATAACCCCACTAACCATTTGCTCTAGGTGTAACTTTCTATATATATAGTCCATTGTCTTACCTATTCTTCTGGCGTTCTTAACAGTGTCTGGATCTACGTCTCCTGGAACTACCTCACATTTAGGTTGGGTTCTTGTTACATAGTTCTGTATAGCTCTTTTGGTTGATCTTATCTTATTAATAACCATTCTAACCTCTCCTCTTTTTCTTGGTGGGTTAGATTCTAACGTTCCTGTAATTGTATTTAAAGCTAAGTAGTGGTCTCCTTCTTCAAACCTATTGTTCTGATACCACTCTAAATCGTATGGTTCTCTTGATTTCTTAACATCGTTTAACAGTCTCTCACAATAAGAGATTTTCTCCTCATCTTTCAACTTGTCCCATTTTACTCCTTGTATTTCAATCATCTTGTCTCCTTAGATTTCAAAATCTGTTCTATTCCAGCGTCTTCAATATCTAGATAGGGATCCTCTGGTAACTTTGCGGAGCTTAGATCAGTCTCTTCAACTGCTTGTCTATACTCATGAATGCTTCCACTCATTATCTTTAGCTCTAGGGAATCTCTCTCTTTTCTATTCTGGATATCAGAATAAACTATAAATAAAAATTGTACTACGATTACCACAGAAAGTATTATGTCTATCATACTACTATTATACATTAAAAATACTCACCCATAAAAGGATCTGAGTAACCTCCCAAATCTATTTTCTTCTTGTTTAACATGTCTTGTAGATGACTTCCAGATGTTTGATATGGTTGCTCTGGCCTATCTGCTGAAAAGGCTATGTCCTCAACATCTGTTAAGGCGTCTATCATGTCGTCTCTTCTGCTTCTAGGAAAGTGTAATATCTGTTCCTCTAGTCCAAACATATCTCTTTTAATAAAGACTTTTCCCCTCTCAAACCTTGGTTGTAGAACTGATCTTATTCTAATCTCTTTTTTTACTTTTGGTCTAGAAGTAATCTCTAGTAGTGGTAAGTAAATTCTTCTTCTGTCCTCTTCATCGTGTATTGGTAACATTATCCCCTGGGCCTGTCCTATAACCTCCAACGTCATTGTTATTGGTTTCCATTGAGCGTGCACTGCAAACAGCTGCTCTATAAGCTCAAAGGTTGTCCACTGACCGCTCCTTACCTCTAACACCCACCAGTTGTTCTCTACATCTACTCCTACTACTACAATAGAGGACTCGTCTGCTGACTCCGACTGGCTTACAGCTGGGTCGCAAACCGAAAATATATTAAGATTCTTTGGAAGTTTGTTATCCTCGCCCTCTCCGTAATACTTTATCTGACTCTTCTTAATAAGAGCAGAGGCCTCATCCACAGGATCATTTAAATAGAATGCTGAAAAGACATAGGACCCCTGTAATTTCCTAAGCTCATCTAGTTTCTCCTGACTTAGTAGTTCTGGAAAGTACAACTCACCATTAGGAAGGTAGGCTCCCCTTATATAGACATCAACCTGAGAACTAAACTTATCTTGAATCCAAGAGTAAAGTTCGTAATAAGACCATCTGGTTCCTATAATTAACATCTCTCCGTCATAGTCTAGTAGTGAGAATGCCTTTTTCCACCAATCCATGACCTTATCTGCTTGGTATCTAGTACTGGAGTTCTCGCTATTAACAAGGTCGTCGCAGATTATCCTTGAATAGTGCTGGGAAACTAAGTTACCTCCTACTCCTACTGCTGTTACCGAAGCTTCTTTACTCCCCAATCCCTTACCCATTATATCTATCTCGCTCTCATTCCATCTAATTTTGTTGTTATAGAAAGCTCCGTAGAGCTCCTTTAGTTGTTCGTTTCTTCTTAGTTGATCCTTAATCTCTCCTAAGAACTTCTGAGCGTTTCCTAGAGTTGCGTTAGCAATAAGGATTCTCTCATTTCTATCTTTACAAAGTGCTTGGATTGTGGCGTCTACAGTGAAGAACGTGCTTTTAAAACATGCTCTTGGAACTAGGATTAGCTTGATTCTCTTCTTGGAATTCTTATACCACTCAGTCCACTCCCCGTGAACGTGGGGAACTAAGAACTTTCTCCTTCTTTCATCTGATTCTATAACATACTTATTAAAGAAAAAGAGGTCATTAAGACCTCTGTCCCTTTTCTTAATTAGCAGGTCACGATACAAGTCCTCTTTATCTGTTGTCATAATCTTCCAATAGCTTTTCTACCTCTGGCCTTTTAAGTCCTGGTGTAAATACTCCTCTGGCCGAGGCTAGCTGTACTAACTCCTTCCATTTCAAATCTGCATATACAACATCTGAAAATGCTACTTCTTTATCATAGTCTGGGGTTTGTTCTACCAAAGGTGCGTGTGATCTTTCTAAAGCATGTGTGGCTACAAAGTCATCTAGGTTCTTTGATTCTTTTGATCTGAATACGTATGTTCTTCCTCCACATATAAAGCTAACTTCTTTTTTTGTAGGATTGAATAATATCACGAATAACACCTCCTTTAATAGGCAGTACCTTAAATAAGTCTACTCCTGTTCTCTTGTTATAAACGATAATGGGTAAAGAATCTAGACAGGAATACATCTCTCTATTAAACTGTCTTACGTTTACTCTTAGCATTTTTTCTTTTTTTAGACTTTTTAGTCTTATAAGTAACTGTTAAAAGACCGTGTCTATCACATTTCTCTGTTGTACAGAATAAAAGAGAAGAGGCGAACTCTTCGTCTTTACCATCGTTAAAAATTGGTACTAGTGATAGTGGCTTTTTACAGCTTACGCATAGTAATTCCTGCATGATTTTATTCTACTACTTGTCGTGACTGTATTCAAGTTCTTTCTTTAGGTCTTTGATTCTTTTATCTACCTGAGTCTCTGTTAAATCAGCGTTTAGGTTAAGACTTTTCTTTACAACAGTAGGGTAAACGTCGGCTATCTTATTTAGCTCCTTGGCGTAGTTTAGTCTGGCGTTGAAGTCTATATCCCCTTCCTTTGTCGTGGCATCAAGTCCTTCTATCAGTACCCCCTCTGACCTAGAATCGGCTCCAATAACACCTTTATCTATTAAAGAGTGGACTAGAGCGTCTCTAAACTTAGGGGTTTTCATGTTGTAAGCAGCCACTGACTTAGCGGAATTTATATCTTTTACGTTATAAAACTTCCCTATAGAACCAACTAGGTCCATTTTGTTACCTGATTTTACTGCCGCTTCTATATCCTTTATTACAAGGTTTTGTTTATATGTTAATCCGAATGGATTAGCTTCTGTTCTCTTCGGTACTTTCTTTGGCATCGTCTTCCTCCATAATTAAACATCCAATACTTAAAATCATTACTGAGGAGGATACAGCATTCTCTAAGGCACTTCTAGCTACCTTAGCTGGGTCTATGATCCCTTCTTTTACCATATCTACAAACTCAGAAGTGATTACGTTAAATCCTATTCTTTTGTTTTCCTCCCACTCTCTATATAGTCTAGCTAATATTATACCCTCATCTTCTCCAGAGTTTCTTATAAGAAGTCTTATTGGCTTCTCTAATGCTTTATATAGTATGTTTGCCCCGATTAACTCGTCTCCCTCTACCTTCATTTCTTTAATTGCTTCTCTAGCTTTCAAGAATGTAGTTCCACCCCCTGCAATCACTCCCTCTTCCATGGCTGCTTTGGTTGCATGTACGGCATCCTCTACTCTTAGTTTAAGTTCTTTAAGCTCTGCTTCTGTGTTAGCCCCTACTTTAATAACTGCTACACCGCCTGAGAGCTTAGCAAGCCTTTCAGACAACTTTAATTTCTCATAGTCGGATACAACTTTTAATTGAGCGTTTATTTGTTTAACTCTTGAGGATACGTCTCCGTTCCCTCCTATTATAGTAGTGTCTGATTTAGTGGAGATTATCTTGTCTGCTTTTCCTAG